CCTCGTTGGTTGCTGTCAATTATAGCTGCTTTTGAAATCTCGACTATTTCAGGCAGCAAGTTCTGTATCTCTGCTCTAACAGTCTGAGCAACTCCTGTCTGAATGTTTATATTTTGTGTTACTCCCATGCTTCCACCTTGTTGGTGGTCAATAATTGTCTCATTAGGATGCACTATAGCTGGCATTCCTCCTTTTCCATCTACACCGCCAGCCCTTGCTCCGTAACCAGTAAAACCGCCTCCCAGGAAAGACTGCGACTTGATTGCGCTAACCTGAGCCATACCAGCCGCAAGACTTAAAGCCGAAAGAGCAACGTCTATCGGAAAAGGATAAGCCGCCATTGTTTTTGTTACACTTTCTGCTGTATTTATTATTGCTGTTGCAATAGCGGCAGCTTTTTGAACTGCAAACATTTTCTTGCTTTGCCCTTTAAAGGCCGCTAGTTGTTTGCTTCCTTCTTCTAAAACTAGCTTTGTTCTGCCAACAGTAGTGGCTTGATTAAATTCGTCTGCCTTCTTTTCGCCTTCCTGTTGAGCATTAATAAATTGGCTTTGCCATTTGTTCATTTTTTCGGTTGCTGTTCCAGACTCTTCGCTTATGGTTTTAAAGTTAGCTGTGAGTGCGTTAAATTTTTCCATAAGCTCGTCGCTTGGATTCATAGCTTCTAACAAAGCAACCACCTCTTGCCTTGCTTCTACTGCTTTCTCTGTAAGAGCTTTTGTACCTCCCAGGATAGTCCGCTCGTTGTTAGGGTCCATTACATCCATGCCAAAAAAGTTAGCTAATGGGTTCCATGCTTCTATTATCGTATCTAATGCACTTGCCATAGGTCTTAACGCTTCTACAGCAGCAGCGCCAAACTCGTAAAATACAGCTTTAACTTGCAACAGCAGAACTCTAAACGCTTTCCAGCCATCCATCATTCTGCCGACAGCACTGACTATTACGTTAGCAACTCTTTGCCCAACATTTCCGAATTCGTTCTGGTCTAAGGCAGCTTGTCTAAACATGTCTGCAACAAAAGCTATAGCGGGGGCAAAGGCTATGGCTAATTGATTGCCTAATCCTGTGAATACGCCTTTTGCTCTTGTTATAGCGTCATTTGCTGCTTCTATTTTTGCAGCGTCAACTTCTGAAACAGCTAAACCTAAGGCTTGAGTTTCTTTTGCAAACTCCTTAAGCCCAGCACTTCCGTTTTTCATTGTGTTGACTAAAGCAACACCTTCCGAGTCAAACAATTTCATTGCTAATCTAACTTTGTCAGACTGCGACTCAACGTCTAACATTGCATCAGCAATTCGATTCATCTGCTCGTCAAGCGGGAGGTTTTCCATCTCCCTTGCGTCTAAGCCTAGCTCTCTAAGCGCTCCAACTGCTTCGCCAGTTCCTTCTGCGGCTTCTGACACTCTACGAGTTAGTCTTTGCAGAGCCATGTTCATGGTGTCTGTAGATACACCTGTAAGCTCTGCGGCGTGTTGCAACCCTACTAACGCTTCTGTAGTTACGCCTATTTTACTTGCTGTTTTTGAAAGGTTATCAATGGCTGACATTGACATTTTGGTGAGAGCTATTGCACTTGCTCCAGCAGCAGCAGCAAAAGCAGCACCAATCTTTGCGACCTTGGCGACAGTGCTAACTGCTACCTTGCCTATACCAACTAAGCCAGACTTAACAGAGCCAAAAGCTTTTTTGGTTTTATCATTTGCTACAATGTCAATTACTACATCATTTGCCATGTTTATCTGCCTTTATGCGAAACCAAGATAGCCAGCCTTGATATTCGCGTACGTCCATCTGCAAGATTTCAGCGACAGTTTTGTGCAGATGCTCGGCTAGAAAATAGGCAAATTGCAAATCACTGTCGCTTTTTAGTTTCCCTCAATGTCCTCTGGCGACGGGTCGCTTTCGTTTATCTGGTTTACAATATCTGCCAAAACATCTGGGTCTGTATGCTTCATTAACTCCAGCTTGTCCACTTTGCGAAAAATTGGTTTGCCGTCAGCATCAATTAATCGGTAGATAATTGTAAGCACCATAGCTTCGGCTGCATTACCATTATTAGCCACCTCCATCACTTCGCCCAATCTCTGCAAAGACATAGCTGGCTTAATGTAAGCTGTGGTGTCCCATTCTGGGATTTTTATTTCCCTGGGTTCCTGGGACAGCTTATTCTGATAATGCGCTTTGGCTTTCTCTATGACCGACACTTAAACAGTCGCTGTAGTTAATGCACCAGAGCCTTGCACGCCTATTGAGGCTTCTACCATGCCGTCGAATGATGCGCTTCTACTAAAACTGGTCACCTTTACAGTGCCTGAGTAATAAGTATCTCCGCTATCTGCGCCTTCTGGGTAAAAGTTCAATGTAACAGAATTTCCTATGCCTAAAGCTACCTGTCCATTAGTGTCAGTCTCGTCCCAAAAACAGTCAATAGTCCCTGTATAGCTGGTTAACCCAGTAACATAGGTTCTTGCTGCATCGCCCATAGCAGTGTCTTCTATCATGTCACAAGTTTGCTCTATAGAATAAGAGCGTACCTCAGCGACAGTATTAGTTGCTACCTTTATAACTCCTTCGCTACCCGCATGAGTCGCCATTTAGTCTTCCTCCTTCTCTGTTTTATCTTCAGCTTTCTTTGCTGCTTTTTTGCCTGCAACTTTCCAGCCCATTTTTTCCATGCTTTCTACTTGCGATGGGTGGCACTCTATCTCACCACCTGACGCAGTTGTCATTTTAACCATTTTCATTACGCTGTGCCTCTTGTGAAACGATATAAGCATTGTACCGTTATTATAACGCCACCAACTGGATCTATGCTACCGTCATCTGTTTGTATAGATATTACTTGTGTATCTAGTGCGTTACCGCCTCTAGTTCTATCAACGTCAAGCTTTTCCTCTATACCCTCAATTAGTTTATTTTTTGCTGTGTCGATTGCTTTATCTTTTACATAGCAAACCAGCTCGTAGTTAATACTTCCTGAACGTTTAGTAAGAGATCCTCCGATTGTCTGGTCTTCTCTATTTTCTGTTGTCGTGCTAACCAGGACGGCTGGAAATTGAGCATTGCTTAATTGTGAAAACTCGAACGGCTCTCTTGTTACATAGCAAATTTTTACTGGCTCTGTAACGTCTTTTAGAGTAGTGACTAGATTTTTGGCAATGTTTTCTCTAGCGCTCATCTATGCCCCTAAATATTCTTCGCTCAAAAACTTTGCGCAGCCTTTCTTCTTCTTTTTCACTAAACCCGAAAAACGGCCTTGTTGCCTGATTTTTTATAGCTTTTTTTGCTTCTTCTGCAGAACTAAAATATATAGTTCCTTTTTGATTAGTTGCTTTTGCCTGGATAGAACCTAGCATAGCCCCTGACACCTGCAGGTCTGGGTCTGTTTTTCCTGACTCTTCTTTGTAAGCTTGGCTATAAGGTTTAAATCTTTGGCCTGATATTTCCTTATGCTTTTCTGTTCTTTCTTTGATTATTTCAACGCCTTTTGCCGCCGTAGCTAAAAGAGAAATCCTTGTATTGCTTCGAAGTTTTCGTCCAAACTTTTTTTCTAGGTTTTCGGGTATTTTTACCCTTACAGTTACGTCCATTATCTTGTTAGGTAACCACTGCCGACGTAGGCTTTTTCTGCTTCTGATACGCTTCCGTCTTCATCAGCATCATATTCAACGCCGTCTTGAAAAACCGCTGCAATCTCTTCTAGGTATAACTGTTTATAAAAGGCAATCATACCCTGGAATCTATCGCTATCAGTCCAGTTGGTTAATTTAGGTAAAGCGTATTTCCAAAGCACCAGGTACGAATTAGCTTTTGTCCATTGTGTGCTTGTAAGAAGTGTGGCGTTCATTTCGCCAGATATGCCTTTGCGATGCCACCACTGGTTGCGAATTTCTCGAGTCAGTTCCGCTTCTGCAATAGCATGCTCATCCATGAAGCCGTCAATCCCAAAGTCGAGAATGTCAGGCACCACGGTTAGTAAATCTGCATCCGTAGAAAATGCCATAAAAGACTCCTATGTAGAAATGC